CCGATTTGCACCAATGTAAGGAATATTAATTTGTAAACCTTGAACATCACCGGGTCTAATTACTAATGCCTGATTTGCACTAACGCGTGTCCAGAATCTGAAAAGACCTGACGGTACATTACCGAAATTACCGTCAGTAAATCTTACTGTAACTGTATCGTTGGCGCCCGACAATACATCGAAGATATTTCTTTGAGCAAACTGAATACTGTTATAAATAATGTTCTCGCCTGCCAGCGCTGGTACTTTAAGCCACTTATTTAAAACATTACCTGATTGATCTGTTTCTTGGACATATACATCGTCTTGGTTAATATTTTGTATATTAATCGGGAATAATCTATTAGGTACAGGAAAATCAAAATTAGCATCTGTATTGATTAAGTTACCTTGCTTAAAATATAAGAAAAATCCTGTATTAGCAGATGCAACACCTAAGCTATCATTTCTGTAAATGAAATTAAATGCATTCGCTGGATCAGGATCTCTTTCAAATATTGTTTGATTTGTAATAAAATCGGGATTACAAATATCGATAGGATATTGCTCACCGTTGATAGAAATGATTGCCGGGTAAGTAACATTTAAATTCTTAATACTATTTAATTGATACAAATCTGTAGGAATACTGCCAATTGTTCCGTTCTTTGTAGGACGACCAAAAGGGTTTAGCGTACTAAATGCAGAATTACACACTTGAATAAATTGGTCAAACCAGTCTGGGTTATTAGGGTCGTTCCAAAATATAGCACGAGAATCAATGTTTACACCGTTTGCATCAATTAATGGCTGGTCAGTTTGAACTGAGGCGACTTTAAATAACCCACTAGCAGCGATATTTCTGCTAGGGACATAGTTAACCATTTGCGCAAGCCGAATAATACTTTCTCTACGTTCAGCTGTGTCGATAAAGTTTTCTCGACTATTTAATTCAGTTCTAAATGCCAAACTTGTACCAAAATACGCAAGTAATTCAATAATTGCAATAAATTCAGAACTTTCAATATAATCGTTAAAATCTTCCGGGTAGTATGTTTGGATATAATTTATCAACGCTTGTTTAAGCGTATCGAAATCGTATGCGGTATAATCGATAAACTGGTATGCTTTAAATACTTTCTTATAATCTTCCGCTGCAAACAAGTTCGACTGTCTAATGCTCTCTGACATTATACTGATTCCTTATAATTCATTAAAACGATTCCTTGTCAGTTAGACTAAATGTCACAAACAGACTGTCTGTTATAGACTCAGGCACAAATAGTAAGACTAATGCCACAGTTAATGCATGATCGCTTTGGAAAACGTCGATAGATACAAATTGGACACGAGGGTCGTCTTGTACTACTCGCACAGCGTCTTCTATAATTGCATTTTTTGTGTATTCGTCAAACGGATCAAATAGCATATCGTAGATTCGGGTTCCGAATCCAGGCAACATTACTCTAGCGCCCATAGGTGTAGCAAACTGATTTAAGATATCGCGTTTTACTAAATCTATGTTAGTCATTGAATAAGGTGGGTTAGGCTGCCCTACCGTGTTGAATCCAACAAAGTAGGGTTTCCTTGTAATGATATTTCTTTGAACTAAACCTTTTTGATTAGATGCCATATAATTCTCTTTCTGTTATTTATCAATAAAATTATACGGTAATTTTATTCAGGCTTATGCGTATCGTTTCAACACACCGTGATCGTATTTATTTCTCCACATTGTCATAACTTTCAGTGGGTCTCCCGGCTTTCTGTTACCGGCCTGATTATAACTTAGATGAAACCAAACAGTACCCTTTTGACTGTATTCGTAAATAAATTGGTCGTAAGGTAAATTATCCCTTATCCATGGAGCCATTTCCCAATATTTATCGAGCGACCAACCTGGAAATTGAATATCCATTGCCATCCCTAATGTATGCTGACTACGATTCGGGGGTCGGCATGTTTCTTGGTTGCGTATGGCTGAGTTTATTCTAAAATTGCCGAATTTAGCTAGTAAAGGCTCAGCTATATTAACTGCTAAAGCTTGCAAATTGCAGCAACGTTGGCTCGCTGTAAGACCTGCATAATCAATAAGTTCATTTTTGAAAAATGCATTTACTGTAAAGTCTCTTACTTTAAAATTTGTACTCAACTTATCGTCATAATTTCCAGCCCATGTTGCGCATGTAACGGGTTTTCCTGGAGTATTAGGTGGTACTTTATCGTCGGATGCGCTCGACGGTGATGTTGGAGCTCCGGGCAACGATATCTGCTCTGGCGGATCCCCCAATTGGACACCTTTAGTGCCAGTTACATTATTTCCGCCAGCAATATTACTAGTGTATTCGTCAAATGTAGGATCTCCATTATCGCCGCCTAGTTCTTCTAACAATGGTTGTGCATTTTGAGCAGCACTAGTTGACATAGTTACTCCGCCTATTACGACGGTAATTGGTTTACAATCCATATATTATTTTATCCGTTACTTTAAATTTCCTAATAATCCGCGTACTTATCATATCGGGAAACGACGGTCACAGCCATTGGGATCAATGTCCTGTACAATCATTGTTATGATTCTTGGTCCACGTTGTCCGACTTGTCCGAACCATGCGGAATTTCTCAATTCAACACCCGCCGCTTTAAAATCGTTAGCTTTTATTGCAGATAAGAATTTCTTAAACTGACTTAACCCAGCTTCTCCCAGGTTATAACATAGGTCTGCACATGCACGTTTTCTAATATCAGACAAGCCGCTCCAGCAATCCATACCTAATAATCGTTGGGCACCTGATATAGAAATAATAGCATCTTGTTGGAACCACGTTCTGACTTGCACTTCGGAAATAGTAGTCGGGACAGGGTACAGTAATATTTCGTTCGTCCTCAATAAGTGCCCAATACCGCCTGTCGGTAAACCGTTGCTGTCTTTATAAGAAGTGTATTTAATGCCTTCATTTATTTTTAATTGGCACTGATATGCAGGCATATTAAATTCTTTCGATACTACGCTGTCGTCTGCAGATACGGCTGGAAGCTCTGTATTATTTGCACCTGGTGTTGTATTAGTTACAGGAGAAGTTGTTGCATTGTTTCCTGCGCCACCCGATCCTTTATATGTTTTAGCGTCCTCTTTCTGCGGAGGTGTATACCCACTAGTAGAGTCAGTACTAAAATTTTCATGTTCAGGGCACGGCTCATAAGTAGGTAGTCTGGTAACAGTAGTTCCTAATGCTTCGGATCTTCTTTTAAATTTATCTTCAGGAATTAATATTGTCCACTTACTTGAATCGAATGTAGGCGATGCCGGAGAACCTGCAGCATCACATATATAAATTATGTTATTGTTAGTAACTAAATCGCCGGACTTATATGCTGTATTTGCCTTCCAGTTAGGATATGTTACAGTAGGCACCCATGTTGCTAAAATATTAATTTTTTCTAATAAAGGTTTTACTTCTGCTTGTTTAGCAACATCTGCTGGCATAGCAGTTTCTGCAGCAATTGGGGGATTTATGATAGGTGCTGCACCCGGGCCAGCGGATGCGCCTGCGCCACTACCAGGCTCACATACAGGAAAAAGTCCGTTAACTTGATTTAAGTATGCATCACCGGCAGTTATATCACCGGTAAGGTCTAAGTTTCCACTGATTCCGACACTAGTTCCTATTCCGACAAATAATGCATCTAATGATATATCCCCTGCAGCAGTTTCGATTATATTGCCTACCGCATTCATGCTCATATTAGCATTTGTACATAATACAAGATCGCTGGCAGCTACCACAGAGATACTACCATTTGAATTTACTCTGATATTACCTAAAGCAACTAAATCTATAGCTGCCTGTGTCGACATTTTAATTCCTAAATTAGAATTATAATCTTGGCTTCCAGCAACTGTTGTAAGTCTAAACGAATTTCCTATATCGATATTCATATCGTTGTTAACGACTGTAAGGAATGAATTATTTTGTGCAGTACTATGCAAGTCATTGAGTGCATGAGTTACAATGTTGCCGCCGTCTCCTAATCCAGCCCCCTTATAATTCCATACAGGGATAGTTTTTGTTTTAGGAATGTTATTAACATCATATGTGAATACAGTAGTTTCTTCTATTGTATCTTTAGCAGCCTTCATAAAAATATTTTGACCAGCTTCGATATTCACATTTCTGTCTGCACGAATAT